TCAGATTTGCTAAGTATCTCAGCTTCTGGCTCAGACTTTGCAAGTGGTGTTACGTTCTTGTAAGATGATCCCTTGGAAGGAACCGGTGCATCCGCTATTTCCTTAACCATATCAGCGATACCAGCTAGTTTAGCTTCTAAGCCACCTACCTTTTCATCAATGTATGTCTTCATAAGGACTTCACTCTGATCACGAGATTTCTTAAGTTCTTCATCAAAGTCTTTCGACTCATCATTAGACTTAGCAACCTTGTGTTTACCAGCATTTGGATCAGACTCGGAATTTGTACCAGCACTACCACCAGTTGTAGAACCCTTATCAGAGTCCCCAGCCATCATCTCACCTTTAGCACAGTCTTCATCGTCACCTTTTGCAACTTGATGTTTACCAGCGTTCGGATCAGATTCGGAATTCTTACCGTCAGACTTATCCATATCTTTGTCATCGTCTTTTTTGTCGTCGTTTTCTTTATCGTCGTCGTTTTCTTTATCGTCTTTTTTGTCGTCGTCGGCTTTTTCAGTATCTTCTTTACCTAGAGAACCATTCTTATCTTTGCTCTCTATTCCAGACTTACTATCACCTAAACTTACTTCAGACGCAGAAAAACGATCGGACTTCTTTAACTCTTCGATTTCCGCTAGGGATTCATCGATCAAGTCTGTGAGGCTTTTCAGCATTTCCTCATTCATGTCTATACCTTTTCTAAGTTAAAAGTTAACAATACGTCTGCTATTAAGATCCTAGACCGATTAGGTCAGGCTGTCCAGCAATTCTAGCTTCTTCAGTTGTAGTATCACCCTGCTCAACAGTAACATCATTTCCATATGAAGTACATTCAGCTAGAAGATCTAGTGAATCTGCATCATCAAAAATATCTGCTATAGTGTTTTCACCAGCATTACCTTTAATCTTAATTGAACCTGGAGCTGCTATTCCAATACCTAAGTGTGGAGAAGCTGCGTCAGACACGCCAATCATTGGTGAACTACCTGCTTTGTCTGTATATGATACAACAAGAACATCACCAGTACCATCTGCTTTTGTTAGCTCAACAGTATCACCAACACGTTCAGCAGATCTTCCACGCTGTCCCATGTTACGTGCAATCTTGTCGAGAATTGCGTTTTTATTTGCCATTTGAATTTACTCCTAAAAGTTGATTTGCAAATCTACTCATTTCAGATTTAAGTATATCAGATATGAAAGGTTAAACAACCTGACCACTACTTAGAGTCAACCATGACTTTGTAGATGTCAGAGAATGGTAATGATTTATTACATTTACGGCACTTAACCTGATGCTTCATATATATCTGATCATCACCGCAATCTTTACAAGTCACATAGTTAAAACCGCGCCCCATTGGTGCTTCAGCTTGCAGCACCGATCCACCAGTTTGACTAGTAGGTGTGCCAGCACCACCATATCCTGCTGTGAGTGCTTTAATTAACTCATTTATCTTATTTATATTAGAATCTAACTTACTCTTAACAGCATCTTCAATGATTTCATCAACTGTGTATTCTTCTATAGTATTCTTTAAGCCAGCTGCCTTAGCAAGTTCTCTTATTTTATCAAAATTATCAATAACCTTCTTAGCTGAAGCTCTTCGAGTAATATGTCTAAAGGATGGGATATCAGACTTAGCGAGATGCTTTACCGAATCAATAAGTAACTTATCTTCTTCCCAGTTACTATCAGATTTTTCAAAGTTAGTAGGTTCTACTAGAGTAGCCTGATTAGCAGGAGTAAATGTTAAAGCCACAGAATGGATTTTAGTCTTAGCAAGAAATTGCTCATCCTTCACACCTCTAGCCATAACACCACCTTCCACAGAAGCTTTAAGCTTTAGTGGACAATCAGTTTTATGTATATTTCTTAGTATTGCTGCTGCTGCACTAGCATTTGGGTGGTCATCATCGTTATATAGGACACCTTTAACGTAGATGAATGGGGACTTGACTTTTTCCCAATAATAGGTCTCTCGATCATTAGAACAATCTTCTGATTTGAATATCTTCTTAGCGAAGGTTACACGGCCAATAGCATTAAAAAAACCCTTACCGTGGTTATCGTTTAATCGTCCACGTCCAGCAACTAGATCAGATATATCTGCACCCTCAACACCAAGCATTTCACCCTGTGTATCACGAAGTTGACTTCCTGCAATCATATCTATTTCTAGAGGTTTCTTTGAGCTCATTTAAAAAATGCCTAATTTCTTCAGTATTTCCACTATAGTAAGAAAACTTATTTGATAAGTTAACTACTCTATTATACCGCTTATTAACATTAGACATTTGCTTCCCTCGACCCTCTAATCTTTCCTTCACTATCTCTTCAGGCTCAATCATAAAAATAGGTCTAATAAAGTAGTCATTGCTATAACGTTTTATTATTGTAGATATTTTAATAGATATATCAATCAATGAAAGTTGCCTTATCAGCTTGTTTTAATAAGTCATCTAACTGAGCATCGTTGACAGTATCATAACTAATCACATTAAACTCATCCTTAAATGAGTTAATTAGAGTAGTTTTACCTACCCCAGACTGCCCACATAATAAGTAAACTATATTCTTATTATTTTTATTGCTTTTTGATGTGTTCTCTGATTCAGTTAATATCTGCAGGTTCCATGGAACATGCAATCCACAAGAGGTTTCTCCTTGGAGAGGCTCTATATGATCAACATGATGCTGCGTACCTGTTAATTCTGTTAATTTTGCAGCAACCTCATAGAAAGATGAAATAGAAGATTTATGAAATTGTGTCAGCCACCCTGGTGAAGCATTCTTTTTCATAGCATCTCTTTTAGCTGCTTTTGCTGCAAAATATCCAGGATTAGATTTTACTTTCTTAATATAATATTCTTGCTCTTTACTTTTAAAGAGTTCAGGATCTCTAGCCTTATGCTGTCTTTGATGTTCTGCATGACGTGCTTTATTATCTTTATTCCATTTCTTAGCAGTAATTCGCTTTGATTCTAAACGACAATCTTCAGAACAATATTTTCTTCTCGTATGTTCCTTATCACATATATTACACTTTTTCATAATATCTCATTTCATGATTATCGTTCATAGTTATTAAGATGGCCCGCAGACTGTTAAGTCTAACGGGCCAAAGAGGGAACATGCGCTACTTAGATTATACCATTAATCCCTAAGTATTTCAGTTTCAGTTTCATCACTATCAATAATAGATTCACCATCATTAGTATTAATAATTTCTTGAAAACTATCAGATTTGCGTATTTTATCTATTGCTTTCTTTTCTGTCTTCTTTACAGAATCAGTAGATATATTACAATAATGAGCAACTTCCATATCAGATATATTCTTTGTATTGGGCATATGCTCTGCAACTAATTTAAAAAAACAATAATTAGCCACTTGATGATTTACAGCCCAAGGGCAACCAGGGAGAAGGGCTTCCTCTTCTTCAGTGAGCTCTCTACCTGCATGTCTTAAAGCTTTTAATCTTTGAACAGCCAATGCACACCAGGTATCTGGAAATTCTTCTAATGCTTTGGGGCATCTTTTATCCATTTGCTTCGGCTGGTTGCTCATTCTGTGTCTCCGCTTGTGCTTCTAGAGCTTCTGCTACTGTTACCTCTGGTTCAGGCTCTGGTGTTGCAGGAACTGTACGGATACCTAATACTTCTACATGATGGGTAACCCCATTAATATCTGCATCAACTACATCTCCAACCTTCATACCCAGTAGGTCGTCTTTAAATTGTGGGAATGCAAGATCTGAGAGAATTAATTTAGAGCGAAGAATGCCATCGCCATCATCTACTTTAGATGTAATAATTACACAACTATCTTCTGCAACCGTATCTGCAACAGTATATTCCTTATCGATATCTTCCTTATCAGAAGCCTCCGAGAAATCCTTAATTTGAAGTTCTTCTGCTCTAGCGTCCACATCTTCTAATTTAAGATCTAGAAGCTGTTGTAAAGCAATAGTCCTATATTGCAAATCCCTTTGACGATTTGCAATTTCACTCAAATCTTTACCCATTTGATTAGATGAATTACCTACTTGTTGAAGTAGCATTTGCGATATGCGACCAGCCATTTCTAGTTGTTCTACTTTCTGCTCGACAGCTGTCTGACGCTGTGCTGCTGTCATATTCTTTCTCTTTGTCATGTTAACTCCTTGATGATTTCTGTTTTTCCATTATACGTGAACAGTATAATTTAAGTAATTGTACTTCTTCTTCTGATAAACTTAATCTCTCTGAACTAGATCCTAGTAAAATACTTAATTGATCTTGAAGAAAGGATTTAATATCAGATTCTAGTTTATCAAAGATTATTCCTTTTTGTCGTATGATACGTTTTGAGAGTATCGAGTTGATGGCATTGGCTTTTTCAAGTTTTTCTTGCTCTTGGCTTTTACTGGAGACAGTTTTCGATGCAATGGTACTAGTACCATTAACATTGCTATCTGTATCGCTAGACTTATCTTGCCTCGGATTGACTGATTCTTCTGTTTTATCTGCATCTCTACTTTGCTTCTCAACTTGTAGATCTTGTTTCTGATTTTCAATAGCAACATCGAAGTCCTCTAATTGCTGTGGAATAAAATTATACTTATGTGCCATTTTATTAAAGAGAGCTGAAGCAACCTTAGCAGTACTTCAAAATCATCTTCATCCAGCATTGGAGGTCGACCATAAACATGTGGCCATACAGCTTCCCCATATGGGGAACGATCGAAGATGACATCTTGACCATCGTATTGCATATACATATCTAACACCTCATCTATATAGAGAGGTCCAGCATATCCATCTTCTTTGTATTTTTTATTAGGAGCAGACATATGAACTACTTCATAGCCTTGTTTCTTATATAATTCAGCTACAGTAGATTTACCAGTTCTATCTAAACCTTCTAATATAATCCAGGCCAATTTAGTCCCCTAATGAAATTATCAACATTAGAGATGTTATACCCAACAGTTATCGATCTGCTTCATCTGAGTTAATTGGATTTGCTATAGTTTCTCCTTCTACATGTATCGCAGAAGAAGCAGCCCCAGATTCTTTAGCATGTTCTTTTAGAGATTGATGATTTACAGCTGCATTAGCATGGCGAGATTTATTCTCTTCCATTTCCATATCGTGAGCTTCTTGTTCACGGCTACTTTGTTGCTGCTGTGCTTCTTGCTCAGCTTGTATTTGCTGTGCTTCTTGCTCATCTTGTCTTCTGGAGCGATCCATAGTCATAAGTAGTTGCTGCCATCCCATGAAAGCAGGATCTGCAGGGATATAGGCAAGTTCTCTTTTATCTATAGCATCTTTATCTCCGAAGAAATCTCTACGTATTTCAGCTTTAGTCATATTCTTCTCAACAAGGTTCCAGAAAGTCTCATTTAAAGGTAAATCATAAACAGGGTGTTTTACAGATTCTTTACCTGCTTGATGTAAAAGATCATTCATACTAGAATGAACAGTCATCTCAGCCTGTAGCAGTGCCACATTAGTTTGAGGAGTCTCATCAGTATAACCAACAAACTTAAATTCATACTTAGCCGCTAAGTCTTTGTCAAGTGCTGGAAGAACACTGGCATTTATTAGATCTTCAAAGCACATCAGTATTGGATATAGACCTCTCTCACGGGAATATGTAATTTTATATTCATTATTAGCTTGTTGACCGGGGGATGAGCCAGTAGGAGAAGTTAAATAATCAAGACCTAACTCGATAGGGTCAATTTGGAATTGTGAACATACTGCTCGCATTATATGACTATTGTAGTTTAAATACTCCATCTCTTTAGCATTACCAGCTAAAGTAACAAACTGTACATCATCTAATCCTGAGATTATAGGTGTACGCCAGGCATTCTGTGCTCCAGATATTGTATTATAGAACTGTCTTCTAAAAGCAGTAAGTTGAGCTGTAGTGACGGTTCCCTTAAGGTGAAGTATGCCTTTTGCTGCATAACCATGTGTAAAAAAGTTCGCATTGTAGTTTTCTACATTTAGATGATTGGTTACATTAATGACTGCTAACTCTAACGTAGAGTAACAATATCCCATAGAATCTGTGAAGTTTTGCGGATTAAATAACTTCCAAATCATATCTTCATCGCCAAAAGCAGACATTACTCTATTATCATAAGACATTTGAACATACTTATAATAGTCAATATCAGGCTCATTAATCTCACGTTCTGAATTGGGATCATTTTCCGTATCATAGTTAGCATGATTATTGCGCATTGTCTTAGCATTTTCTATTTCTTTAGCGATTATGGCATGGCTAGTTTGCTGATTAATTAAATACATAGATTCTGCAGGTAGAGGTCTGAAACGATGCAAACCGCCACTACGGGTAAGGATTTTTTCGATAGCTACATGACCAAATGTTAAAGCGTCCCTAGTTGTTAGCTTAAGGAATTCTCCCAGTAACATTTCTTCACCAGGTGGGGTCTTTTCCTTGCGGCCACAGTTATAGATAAAATCTTCTAAATTAGCAATCTCTTCTTTTTCTTCTGCGGTTAAGTTGTCATTAGATTCTTTTTTAAATATTTTAAATCCCATGTCGAATTGCTTACGCTGAGGTCTAGCGAAACGTAACATGGTATCTACACGAGCTTGCATGATTGATGATATAAGCCAATCTCTTAGAGATGTATCCTTGAGAGTCTTGTTTGATATACGTGACATCTTACTTTTAAAAATAAAATGCTGGTGAACTTGATCAAAATAAGGATCATCAATGATAGCCTTTTGACCAATAGATCCTTTATTTTCTGCCATCGGTTCTGGATTATCTTTAATAGCATCTGCGTCTGCCTTAAGAAGCTCATCAATATCGCCTCTTAGGGAGTCTTTTATGCCTTTTGTGAAATCGTCGAAAAAACCCATTATTTATCTCCAATATTTGAAACATAGGTTTCAAATTGTTTTCTAGTATTATCACCCTTACCAAACTCTTTATGAAATTGACTATGGCACCCATGGCATAAACATACTAAATTAGTTATATCAAATCTCTTATCTATACACCAGTTCCAACCATCTAAATGATGGGCATTTAATTTACCCTTTTCACCACATATTTCACAAGTAAAGTTAGCCTCTCGTAGGCACTGCCTACCTACAGTAGTTTTACAGCGCTCTCTTTCTCTGAGATCTAAATTTGATATAAAGCCTGTAAAATTATCAATACTTATTCCCTGTTTTCCACAAGAAGTCTTGATGGCATGTAATTCTCCACGTGCAGCATTATCACTCAATTTCTTTCTATAAATAGGATCAGCGCTTCTAATTTTACATGCATACTTATGCTTTGTTGCATATTCATTATCTTTGTATCTATTAGATGCTAGTTTAGATGCTTTATCTCTATTATCTTTGTTCGCATAGTATTTACTAAAAACCATAGATGCTCTCTGCCTTGCTTCTTTAGATCTATTTCTATCAGCAGATCTGCAAGAACGACATAGTGAAAAATCTTCTGTTTTAGCTTCTCTATTAAATTCTATACTACACCTATCACACCTACAGCGAATACAGTAGCCATTCTTCTTATCTAAAGATAATAGAGTACGATGTGCTCCTTTATCTTTACGTGTTCTAAACCATAATCTTGAAATTTTCATAATAATATTATACCTTAAAGGCTGCTAAAATGACCATAGAAAAGAGCCATCACCGTTAATATCTTCATCTTCATCTTCTAGTTCTGTTAGTGTTCCTACTTTGCCTAACTTACTAGTATCTACATCTGTATTTATGTCAATATTCTTCGATGCTGCAAACTCTGTGGGGGTTGGCATTCTAGAGAAGTTACCCCTATCATCCACTAGTTGTTTCATATTATGTACATCATCATTAGCCATAACTAGAGTAGATTTACTAAATAGAGCATACATAGCATACCTTAAAGCATCAAGCCAGTGATCATATTCTTTTGCTGTATCATCAGTCACTATACCTGCAGCATCAGTCTTAAAGTGATAAAGTAAAAATTCTTGGACAATTGCTTGGCATGTTTCTTCTGCAAAATAGATCTTAGGAACTGGTGAAGCTAGACTTCGCAACCATTTTTTGACTACCTGTATCCCGCCGTCAGTATCTTTATCCTGTTTTGAGGGACACGGCAAGCCTTCCTGCTTCATAGTAACTGCATCACCAGGGTTCGCTAAGTCAGGGAAATATAACTGACATCTATACATATTGTGCCATTTATTTTTTATTGTCTGTACCCATGTAGGGTTATTAGTGTATGTTTGACCTTCACACCTTACTACATATACATTCTCGCGACTATCCACGAAAAAATAAACAACGGTAGAGGGATTAGACCAACCCCAGTCAATACCAGCATAACAACTGAGACCCATCTTGTGACATTTCTTGACGAAAATATCATGAGTGCATTCTCCTGGATATTCTTGATTAGTTAATGTTTTCCACATTTGATTCCATGATCTTACGTGTTTTCGCTCTTCAAACTCTTTATATACTATTCCTTCTACAGAAGGCTTTAGGTTAAATAACTGTGAAATAGCCCAATCTGGGCCATTTTCCATTGCTTTTTTTATTGGATCAGAAATTGGCTTTAACATGAAAGAATCTGAAGTTTGTTTTTTGGCATCACTTAAACACAATGCAGCCATGGGGCAAGACATACACCCTTCTCCTGCAAATTCATTTTTAAAATACTCTGATTGCTTTTGTTTACTTTTTTTATCAAAAGCCTCTTGATCAATAACTTCCATATCTTCTTGAAGAACATAGCCAACTACCGGATCAATACCCGAACGCTCATCTGGACATCGTTCAGCAAACTCTAAAGCAGTCCACCACTTAACAGTACGTCCAGCTTTATCAGCTTCCTCAATCTGCTTATTCATTATTCCGTATCTAGATTTACGTGTAGATATACCAACTCTAAGAGCTTGACGGCCGCGCTTTGAATCAAGCATAGCTGATATATCTTTAAAAGCTCTCAGCCCTTCTCCACAAACAGTATCGATCTCATCAACAACAACTAGTCGTACGTGGGGACCATTCACAGCTTTAAGAGTGCAGGGTAGTACTTCTAACGTAACCTTGATACGATCTCTGCTATATCTATCTATAAGATTAAA